AACTGCTCTTGTTCTGGTAAAAGGACTATCAATCCCACCTACAGAAGTAGATGAAACTATATTGGTTCGTATTGGCCCAGGAACAGCATAGGTCATTTACGACACCTCCATTTCTTTAAAGCTAACGCTTTTCTAGTAGGTTCACCATTAGGTTTTTTCATTGGCCCTGGCATCCCTGACATTCTTGCACAAAAAGATGCTCGTCTTTTGGCTGCTTTACTGCCAGGCTTTACTTTTCCTGTAACTGGTGCTTTTAAATTACTACCTGTAGCACGATTGTATTTCGCACGACCTTTTGCAGTTAATCCACCAGTTTTAGACTTTTCTCCCCTGCCTATACTTAAATTTACTTGTTTACGTTTTTTTCTCATTTGCCCACCTTTGCTTGTGCCTTTTTATGAGCTTGGGTAAAAGTATCTCCTGCTCTCATTCGCCTTTTCATAAACTCCATATGCTTCGCACTATGATGCTCAGAATGTTTATCTAATAAATTTTTTTGGCGAGTGGTAAGTTTCACTTCTTTTTCTTTTTTTTCTTAGAACGTAGTTTTTTAAGATCAGCAGCCGTAATCTTATCCCGTGGTGGAGCAACCGCAGCAAGTTTACGCTGTTTGCCCGAATAAGATGATTTGGGCATTAGACAGCAGAAGTAATAGCACCAGTTGTTACAAAACTAACTGATACTGTGGAAATGTCTCCAACTGTAGAACTAAATGAAGTTCCTGTAATAATTCCGTTAAAACTTAATTTTTTACTGCCTGATGTATCTAAGAAAAGATTAAATGAAGCATCACCAGAATCTTCAGCAGTTAATACATCTGTGATAATTTCAGCAGTATCATCTCCAGATGTTGCTGTGTAAAGAAGATCAACAGTACCAGAACCAGAAATTAAAGATCCTACATACTTTCTTGATGTATCTCCATGAGCAGTGCACTCTAATGTGTCTTTTGTAGTATCTAAAGTCCAAGCTGTTGTAGAAGCTATAGCTCCAACTGATCCAGTTCCGTTATCAAATGATACAGAGCCTTCTTCACCACGAAAAAATGCCATGATTCTAAGAAAATTTTACTTATAACAATATATTACCTTGAAACTGCGTTTTTCACAGTTATTTTTTCTTCTTTTTTCGTCTATGTTGATAACTTATCTTCTTGCTACCCGTTTTTTCACGTTTAAACCTAGCTTTTTCGGCTGATGACATCTCTCCAGTAGTCTTAGGTGTCTTACTTGATACACGTTTGCTGGGTCTACAAGCTGGATAGCCTCGTTTTTCACCTTTTGATCGGCCACAAGGTTTACCAGTTTTGACATCAACCCATTTTTCTTTAAACCAACGGGTTAAACCACCACTACTTCTTGCCACGTTTTTTAGCCTCGGTGCGATAAGTACCACCACGCTTTTTGTACTCTCGTACAAGCCATGCGTTAGCGTAAGCAGAAGGATAAACCTTGAATTTACGTTTAGCTTCTGCTTTTACCCTAGAGTATAACGCTTTATTTACAGGAACATTCGCCACGTTTTTTACCTCCCTTCTTTTTCTTCTTCTTTTTCTTAGTTGTAGAATGATACATGATAAGAATTAGGTAGTTCTTAATATATTCTAAACGAAGTTTGGCCTAATGTCTCTGGTTTGGCAAGGTTAAATTGTTGTAAACATAGATAACCAAAAGCGTCAAAAGCATGGTCAACCCCCAGGTTTTTGTTTGGCATACCTGTATTTGGAGCGTAAGTGAGAGTTCTGAGTGATTTTATCAACTCTTTACATCTTGGATGAATAAAAGTTCTTCGATTTCCATTTGCATCAAGTAAAGCAGTATTAACAGAAGTAATCTTATCTCTAATTTTCCAGGGAGATTTAGGACTCATAACTGTAAAACCTGACCTTCTAAGGATCGTATGATCTGTAACCCCTACCCCACTTGTTTTTCTTGCACTACCAGTAGGGTCAGGACAAGCAATAACTCTTCTATCTACTCCATATCGCCTTGTAACTTCTTCCGCAAAATCCCAAGTTGTTGCTCCACCCGTCAACATAATTTCATCAAACACATAAAGACAATCATTATGCTTTACAGCACAAATTCCTGCCATCGGATCTACGTTAAAGTCCAATCCGATCAGCAAAGGCATCATGTGTAAATCCTGTACTTCTTTGGAAATATTGTCGTCATCAAAACTAATCGCCACTAAACCAGTAAGATTTTCAAAACTGGCCTCAAATTCTTGCCTAAACGTCCTTGCATCTAATTGTCCTCTAGCTGCTTCAACTTCTTCTGGAGCGACATTACCCCCTTCAATCGTAGTAAAACTCCACCTTTGCCAATCATCTCTTTCGGTTTCTCCGCAAAAACACCACATATCATAAAACCAACTGGCGGTTCCATCAGGTGTAGAAATAAACAACGCCCACCCTTGTTTATCTGCTAAAGCTGGTCTGATAACTTCTGCCCACACATCTTGATCCATAAACGCTGCTTCATCTAATACCACCCCCGAAAGACTTCTTCCCCTCAAAGCCATCGCATTTTCTGTCCCTTTTAACTCGATTGTCGATCCATTAATCAATTCAATCCTTAAATCTGTCTCGTTTTTGCTTTTTATCCAGATTTTAGGCACTAATCTCTTTAATTCTTTCCATGCAATGTCTTTTGCCATGCGATATGTTGGTGCACAGTAAAAATATGTCTCCCCTGGTCGATTTATCGCTCCACGAATTAACTCAATACAGGAAAGATATGATTTTCCAAATCTTCTGCCAGCTACAAGGACACGAAATCGTTTTTCACAGTTGAAAACTTGACCCTGGGCATATCTTAGACTGATTTCTGGTGCGTTTTTTACGGGCATACACTAAAAAATAACAAATTTTTCAATTATTACCCCCTTTTTATAGCCTAAATTCATATTTCTAGGTTATCATTCAATTAATACCTTATCTGATTGAGTCCGTGGCTGAATCTTTTATGTCTGGTTTTATTCCAGAAGAACAGAAACAACAACAAGAAAAAAGAAAAAGACGTTCTAAGTTTGCTTGCAATACAAAAGAGCATATCCAGGCTAGAAGTCAAAGATTATACTCTCGTCAACTTGAGGGGAAAACAACAAGACAGCTAGTTTTAGAACACGCAAAGATTGAAGGCATCGCAGAAACTTCCGCCTGGAGCGATTGGAGTAGAGTAAAGCAATGGAATAATGAAGATTGGGAAAAAGATAGAGAAAATATGCTTCCAAGACTTCAAGCGATGAGAGTCAGACTATTCAACAAAGCAGTTTCAAAAGGTCAATTACAGACAGCAGCACAGATCCTGGATTCATTAGGCAAAGTAATCGGAGAGTCAGTAGAGACAGTCAATATTCAAGCACCTGAACTATCTATAAAAGTAGAAACAAAGTAGTACATCTTTATTAGTAACGAAGATATTGGATATATATTTAAGTTCCTCGGCGTGGTATATACGCAAAATTTTTTGCAACAGTCCCCCCACATACGCTCTAAGGTAGCTAGAAGCCGCTCTGATGCCGCTGTAATATCACTCAGGTGCAATAATACCTGAAGAAATTTGGCCTGTCTGAAGCGATTCTCGAAGGAGCGATGTGACAGTAAAAAAGTGGCACAATGTTGTACCTATGGCAGCATGATGGTGTATATTAGATATATAAATAATTATCTTACGCCTACGTAGTCATCAAAAAAGCGTACAGATAAGGAAATAGAAACTGATTTTTACGGCAGGTTTTCACAGATAAGAAAAACCGCATAGGCTTTTTTTCCTTTTACTTCTAGGCTGTAGCACTCACGAAAATAACAGGCAGCAAAGGAGCTTAGATCTTCGGACTAGCTTTCTTTCTCCCGTCACAGATTACTTCACGAACTAGCACAGCCTACAAGTAAAAGGTAATACCTTTTACTTCTTATCCAATTCATTCAATTTATTCTAAATGAACTACTCAATCACTCGATTTTCTGGCATTGATTACGATAACGGACACTCTGCCAAGTGGGATCTCGTAGCAGAAAGGCACACACAGGAGTCAGCACTTGCAACCTGCAAGAGCTTAAACCTTAATCGACCTTTCTATCATCGAGTCGAGGTAAATTCCAAGAGAGTTGAGCTTCCAAGATTTACAGTCCTGAAGCCCAACATGAAGAGTGACTTTCAACCGATTGTAATTCCTGCAAGTTTTACAGTCAGGAAAAAGCTCAACATATTTCAAAGAATCATTAGGAGGTTTTTCTAATGTCTGAATTTGAATATTTCTTCTTTCAGGATCAGGCGGAATTTAACCGCCTTTATTCTGACTCTTTGGTTTACGATTTCGATTCAATGGAGATTT